GCAATATTAGCCCAGGAATCGAGCCGTGGGCTGCTAATGTATTTACGGATCAAAGCGCGAAGGGCACGTTTATCCGTAAGAATCCGACTCTTGTCGAAGAATTCAAGAAACACAACTTGAATAACGATAAGATATGGGATCAAATATTGGCTGATGGTGGATCTGTGCAAGGTATAAAGGCATTAGATAAAATTACTGTAGGTGAACAAGATATACCTATAAAAGAAGTTTACAAAACTTTTAAAGAGATAAATCAACTAGAGCTTGTTAATCAAGCTGGCATACGTCAGCAATATATAGATCAAGCTGTTAGTTTGAATTTAGCATTTCCTTCTGAAGTAGATCCTAAGTGGTTAAATAAAACACACTTAGAAGCTTGGAAGAGAGGAATAAAAACATTGTATTATATGAGAACCGAGTCTGTGCTTAGAGGTGATATAGCCAAACAAGCAATGGACCCTAACTGTTTAAGTTGTGATGGATAATTTAATGAAAGAGTTACTAGATCCTGTTGATCCTAAAGTATTTTTTAAAGATTACTGGGGTAAAAAGCATTTAGTATTAAGAAGAAATAAATTTAAAAACCTGTTTAATTGGAATGATTTTGAGCAGTATGTAAACGAGTTTCCTAAAATACCTAACCTACAAATAATAGGTTGGGATGATAAGCATGAGAAGTGGTGCCTTGATAAGGTTAAAAAAGGTAAATTAAAATTACCTATGCTAACTAAAACACAAGTACACAAAGCGTGGACAGATGGTAAGTCATTTGTAATACCATTTGCTGAATATAGAAAAGAAGTACTTATGAATGTTTGTAAAACATTTGAAAGGTATTTTGCAAAAGGTCAGGTTAATGTATACGCATCGCCTGGTAAAGGATCTAAAAGTTTTCCAGCGCACGCTGATAATACAGAGAACTTTTTGTTTCATACTCAAGGTAGAGTTAAATGGAGAATATTTAAAGAGTTTGCACCAGATAAACCTAAAGAAATACTTGAAGAGTTTATATTAGAGGCAGGTGATTTATTATATATACCACAGTTTCAATATCATGAGGTTATACCTATTGGTGCTAGAATATTATGTAGTATTCATTTTCCAAACAAACCAAAGCAGTCGCTAAAGAATTTTCAAATATCAAAAAATTCTAAACGTGAGCCATGGTATAAATGGCAACCAGAAAAGTATGATGCTGATGGTTATAGAAATGATGAAGACTTTCCATACAAATGGAAAGATTCTAGAAAATGGTAATATGAAACAAGAAGAAAGAAAAAATCATCAAGTACACGATGCAGACACTTTTCTTGAATATAGAAGAAAACAAGAACAAGTACATTTAAATAGAATAAAAGGTAGTACTAATCCGTTAGATGCTATACTTACTATTGAACTTAATACAACTGAGTTGTGTAATAGAAAATGTATATTTTGTCCAAGGTTTGCGGCTGATGTTTATCCTAATAGGAATTTAAACATGAGTGTTGAAGTTGCTGAAAAAATAGCTAAGCATTTAGCTGATGCTAATTATACAGGTAGAATATCTTTTAGTGGATACAGTGAAGGACTACTAAATAAAAGCTTTGCTGATATAGTTTTTACTTTTAGAAAACATTTAAAAGATAATCTACTAGAGTGTAATACAAATGGTGATGTATTAGGTACGAGAGTAAATCCTCAGGACCTATATAACTCAGGCTTAGATATGTTGTATATAAATATGTACGATGGACCAGATCAAGCCGATCACTTTCTTAAAATAATGGAAGAGGCTGGTGTATCAAAACGTAAGTTTAGTTTGCGAGCTCATTATAATTTAAAAGATTATGGTTTAAAGCTTAATAATAGAAGTGGTGTAATAGACTGGATAGGTTTTGAGGATCACGATATTGAAGAGTTAAAAGGTAAACCATGTCATTATCCATTTTATAAAATGTTTGTTGACTGGAATGGCGACGTATTGTTTTGCTCAAACGATTGGGGTAAAGAAAGAAAGATAGGTAATATAGCTAAACAAACTTTAGAAGAGGTTTGGATGGCTGATGATATGAAAGAGATAAGACAAAGATTAAAGCACGGTGATAGATCACAGAGTCCATGTGATAAATGCTCTGTTAAAGGTGATTTATTTGGTAAGCCTAGTTTTGATCTTATAAATAAACATTATGAAAGTAGCGATAACGGGAACAACTAGAGGCTTAGGTAAAGCAATACAAAATGAGTTGTGTGGCAAGTGGATACCAGTAGGTTTTAATAGGCCTAAGTATGATATATGCTGTCCTAAATGTATAAATGCATTAACTGAAGAATTAAAAAACCCTGAGTATAGAGTTTTTATAAACAATGCTCATGAAACATTTTGTCAGACAGAAGTGTTAGCGGCTGTGTTTAACTTATGGGCTAATGACTCAAGTAAAGTTATTGTAAATATAAATAGTAGAGCAAAGTATCCTAACCTATCAAAAGGTTATATGTACTCAGCTTCTAAAGCATCTTTATCACATTTATCAGATAGTTTAAAATTTACTACACCTAAAAAATGTAAGATAGTAGATGTTAACTTAGGTTTATTAGAATCAGATTTACCTAGTTTAACATATAAAGAAGCGGCACATACTATAGTATGGGTAATTCAAAACGCTACTCAAAGAAGAAAATTAGAAATAGGCTCAATAGATTTATATCACAATGAGTCTTATGTAGAAGTACAAAAACAAAAACAAATAAAATTAAATGAAAGCAGGAAAAATATGGGGAAAAACTGAAAAGATCCACGCTAATGGAGTTTTTGAGTTTCACCGAATAGAATTTAATAAAGGATTTAAATGCTCAGAACACGAGCATGAATTTAAATGGAACGGATTTTATGTAGAGTCCGGTAAAATGTTAATCAGAGTCTGGCAAGATGATCAAAATCTTTTAGATGAGACAATATTAGAAGCAGGTGATTTTACTATGGTTAAACCTGGTAAATATCATCAGTTTGAAGGTATTGAAGATGGTGTAGCTTTTGAGTTATACTGGGCTGAGTTTAACCACGATGATATAAAAAGAAGAACATCAGGCAAGAGAGCATGAAAGATATAGTATTTGTAATACCAGCTAGACTAGAGAGTACTAGGCTAAAACATAAAATGCTTATGATGTTTGATGATGAGCCACTGATACGTATAGTATTTGATAAAGTACGTACTATGGGTTATGATACATTTGTTATAACTGATAGTCCTAAGATAGCAGAGGTTATACCTAGCAATAATGTTATCATGACTAATGAAGCAGAAAACGGTACAGCTAGAATAGCTCAAGCTCATGAATTTTTAAGCGAGTATCAAACTATAATCAATATACAAGGTGATATGATAGATATAACACATAAAACTGTAAAGCCTTTTATTGATAGAGCTAAAAATAATTTTGTAGTATACACGGCTTACACAAAAGGCTACGAGCCAAACGGTGTTAAGGTTGTACACCAGGCAGGTAAAGCTATGTGGTTTACTAGATCTGACATTGGTTATGGTGATAGACACCTTGGTATATACATGTATAGGCCATATGCTTTGCAGTGTTATGATTTATTAGATGATGAATATCCACAAGAAAACTTAGAACAAAATAGATATTTAGGTTTATATGATATTAAAGTATGTGAGGTTAAATATGAAGGTAGAGAAATAAATACACAAGAAGATGTTAATGGATAAGTTTATAATATCAGGACCATGTGTTATAGAGAGTGAGTACACATGTATGAAAATAGCAGAAAAGGTAAAAGAACTTACAGCTAAGTATGGTTTTGATTACATATTTAAAGCTTCATTTGATAAAGCAAATAGAACTTCTGTAGACTCATACAGAGGACCAGGTTTACAAGAGGGATTAGAAATACTAGCTAAAGTTAAAAAAGAGTTTGATGTTCAAATAACAACAGACATACACGAACCTATACAGGCTATACAAGTTAAAGATGTTGTTGATGTTATACAAATACCTGCTTTTTTATGTAGACAAACAGATCTTTTAATTGCAGCCGGCAGAACAGGTAAGACCGTAAATATAAAGAAGGCACAGTTTATGAGTGGTAACAACATGGAGCACCCAATTAAAAAAGTGCAAAACACAGGTAATAATAATATAATGGTAACTGAACGTGGAACTATGTTTGGCTTAGGTAACTTAGTCGTAGATTTCAGGCAGATACTAGATATGAAAAAATTTAACGTACCCATAGTTATGGACGTTACACATTCAACTCAAAAACCTAGCGCTCTTGGCAATAAAAGTGGTGGTGATAGAAAGTATGCACCATACATAGCTAAGTTAGCACAAGCGGTTGATGTTGATGGTTACTTCTTTGAAGTACACCCTGACCCAGACAACGCTTTAAGCGATGGTCCTAATATGGTACCGTTAAATAATTTTGAAACAATATTAAAATTTATAGCATGAGAATATTTATAGGAAGTGATTCACGTCATCCGCAAGCTACAAAAGTAGTTAGAAAGTCTATATTAGACAACGGTGATCACGAGGTTATGTCTTTAGTAAAAGCACAGCTAATTAAGCGTGGTATTTATGGTAGAAAAGATGTGCCTAATGAATCAACAGAATTTTCTTTTACAAGGTTTTATACACCTTTGTGTAACAACTGGAATGGCATAGCCATGTTCTGTGATAATGACTTCGTTTGGAAGTGTGATCCTGAAGAGGTTGTACAGTACTTAGGAGATAAAACAGTAGCAGTGGTAAAACATAATCTTGATAATGTTAAAGGAACAAAGATGGATGGAGTTAAAAACAAAATGTATCCAAAGAAATGTTGGAGTTCATTGATAGTATTTAACTGTGAGAAACTAAAAGATATATTAACTAAAGAATATTTAGACAATGCCACACCAAAACAATTACATCAGTTTGAGTGGATAGATGATAGTGAGATAGCTGAGATACCCGTTGAATATAATCACTTAGTAGGTTATTATGAAAAAAATGATAACATAAAAGCGATACATTATACTAACGGTGGACCTTGGTTTGATAAGTATAAGGATGGAGAGTTATCAGAAGAGTGGTGGAGCGTATACAACAGCTTGTAAAAAATAAATCAGTAATACTTGTTGGTAATTCTGTAGAGTTAATGCATCATGATTATGGTGCGTTCATAGATAGCCATGATATTGTTGTACGCTTTGGTAGAGCTGTTGATAGCATAGCTGATGATAAAGAAAAACAATTAGGTAGTAAGACAAACGTATGGGTAACTGGTCAGTTCAGAGCTCCTATATGGAAGAGGCGTAATAAAGAATTTACAAAAGGTAAATTTAAAGACGTTGAGATATTACTTAATAGATGTCGTGGGAATTTTTTACTCAAAGATTGGGTATTAGAGGATCACCTACCCAAGGGTATGCCTTATACTCAGATGTGGTCAGACGCAGAGCTAGAATCGCTGTGGAACGGTTTTGGTAATTCAATGTACAGCTTACAACTCAGGCCTTCAGCTGGGTTTTTAACAATACTATATTTTATTAGGGAAATTAATACTCAAAAGAAATTGAGTATTATAGGATTTGACTTCTTTCATAAGAGTGTAAAGAAGAGTACATATATGGCTAAAAATGTAAAAGATGGTAATGGTGAATGTGATCCTCACAGTTGGCATTTACCTCTTTATACTACAAAGCATTCAGCGCATGATCGTAATTTAGAAAATCAATATGTGAGTAAGTTAGAACGTGATGGTTTGCTTGAGTGGCACACGTTAAGTGATATGAAAAGAAATAAAGTTGAATATACTGGTTGGATGAAAGGTCAGAAGATAATAAGAAGTGTAGCTAAAAAAACGGCTGTGTCAAAAATCTAGCTACAACCTCGGCTATAACCTCAATAATTAATAATACAACAATTGGTAGTATATATTCCCACCAGTCATATTTACCGTTCTCATTTAAATCAAAAAAATTAAATTTCATTTTGCTCCGCAAGGCTTGCCGTTAGCTATGTTAACCCAATTTTCTTTTTGAAACCAGTCACGTAATGTAGCACCTTTTTTTCTAGCACCTTTAACATTAGACTTACTGGATCTTTTATATTTACCTTGAGCTGCAGCAGATCTCTTAGCATTAATTACTTTTTGCCTCTGCTCTTTACTCATACTTTTGTATTTGTTATATGGTAAACAAACTTTCTTTGTTCCACCACCCTTTACTTTACTTTTTGGCATTATACTTTATCTTTAATGTGATTATACATTGCATCACCTATCTTCTCACCAAACTTTGAATCTGACTTATAGTGTGCTTTAGCTACATTTCTGCTATATGAAATGTCTTTACCTGCTTGTAAAAAATCTTTTGCTGCTTTGGGATGTTTGTCTGCTAGTACTTTAGCTATCATTATGCCTTGTGCTGAATGGCCTGACGGATATGAAGGTGTCTTCATACTTTTTAATTCATAGTCTTTTAAGTCTACGTTTATTTCTTCTGCTATAGCTTTAGGTCTAGGTCTTTTGTAAAATCTTTTTAACTCTAGTATTGGTTTTGTGCTTTGGTCAATTAAACCTTGTACTAATTTACTATCATGTGATACATTATTTTTCTTAGCAACACTACTAAATGTACCTGCTATATCATCTTTATCATCAACGAATTTTTTATCCATTGGTATCTTAGCTATTTCTTTTACTTCTTTGTAAGTTCCAAGTGATTTGTTGCCAGGTGGTTTATTTCTTTTAAATTTACTTGTATCAAAGTCTTTAAATAAAGCTTTCATTTTTTCACGCAATTAGGTACACGTCTGCCACCCTTCTTTTTGAAGCCAACTTGTTTATAACCAGTCCAACATTTAGGTTTTTTCTTATAATCTTTTTTCATTACTTCTTCTTTTTACCTCCACCAAATCTACCTGGACCACCAGCTTTAGTACATCTCACACCCCATCCTGAAGCGTAAGCGCTAGGCCATACTTTAAATTTCTTTTTTGCTGCAGCTTTACATGCTGGACTAATTTTACCCATAATTATTTGTTTTTATAAGGAAACATTATATTCAAAGCTTCACGTCTACCTTCGCAACCGCAAGGTATATTTAAACCATTTGATACTCTATCTACTACAGACTTAATACCAGTTTTACTTGTAAAGTTATGTATACTATCTCCTAACCCTTTTGATTTCATTTCTTTATTTTTTCTACAGCTGATATGCCAAAGCAACCAAGTGTAACCCATACAAACGAGTTGTAAACAACTTCGTTTATAATGAGATCTTTATCTGCTATAAGACTTGTCATTAAGTCTGCTATAGCAAACAAAGTCATTACTACAAAAGACGCAAATCCTATTACGTTCTTTTCGTTTATATCGTTTTTATCTTTAAATAATGCCCACATAATATTAACATTTCCATCTACGTCTAGCTGCAAGACCTCTTTCACTTTTCCAGCCTTTTGATCTAGCGCAAAATGATTTTCTACGTTTAGCAGCTTTACTACCAGGTTTTACTTTACCTGTTACCGCTGTTTTTAATTTACTACCAGGATTTTTCTTTTTGTAAGCTCTAACACCCTTTTCAGTCATGCCAGCTCCTTCTTTAGTTGATCTAAAGTTACGTCCTTTTCCTTTTGTAGTTTTTCTTATAGCCATTATAATTATTTAACTTTATTTATAAGTGCTTGTATTTCTTCTCTTGTGGCTTTAATTTCAAATGATAAATCAGCAGCAAACTGCCCTTTTACTTTACCATCTTTTCCTATAACTACAATAACAGGAACTGCTGTTATACTTTGTTTAACACTCTCAGGTTGCTCTTCTAGCCAAGCATATTGAAGCGTAGCATTTTTAAGCCCTCTAATGTTATAGTTATTTTTGTCGTTCCACTTGTAATTAAAGTGAATTACTTTAACTCCACTTTGACCATGAGCAAAAAACCCACATAATATAAATAGTATTGTTATTAAATTTTTCATCTTTTATAAACTTTATCCTCTAGTTCTTTTATAGACTGTTTGTTGTCTAGTATATCTTCTTTTAACACTTCAGTTGATTTTTCTATCTGTATAATAGTAGATCTAACAAGTTCATCTTTTAGTTGAAACTCCATTTTTTGTACGAACTCTTCACTACCAAAATTATCTATTTTATTATTGAGTTCTTGTATTTCTCCTTGTAGAGTAAACCACATGCTAGCAAGTGACATTACACCACCAACTAATAAGCCAATTGTTTTAATATCTAATTTTACTTCTGTATCTTCACTGATTTTTTTTGCTGCCATTGTTGTTATTTTGTTAGTTATTTTTTTTACCACCACCTGTTGACGTGACTGGGTTAGTAGCAACTGGATTACTACCACCACCCGTTGTGTTACCACCATAACTTTGTGATCCACCAGCACTACCTATTGTTATAGGAGCATTGTTGTTAGTGTTTGGGTTTGGTATTATATGACCATATGTGCCATTTGCTTTACCATGGTATCTCCATCTGCTATCATGATACCTGTAATCATATCTATAATCATTGTATGGGTTGTAATATCTATTGTCTTGCCATCTAACAAAGTCATAGCCAACAACATTATAGGTTTGTTGTGGTCGTATTTGATCTATTCTTATCTTAACAGTGTCACCCATTTCCGTTAAAGCAAGTACATGTGTGACCATTACTTGATTGCCTCGGTATAACATAGGTGAACAGCTTGATAGTGCACCTGCTAATAAAATACCTACAAGCGCTCCTATTGTTATTAATCTTCCTAAGTTTCTTTGTTTTTCTGTCATGTCCAAATTTTAAAAATGTAATGTAATACTAAAATAGCCACAAGCCAAGCACCTTTTAGAAAAAATATAATTCTAACTACCTTGTCTTCAGCCTTTAATTTGTTCCAGTTAATCAACCTGCGTAATTTGCGTATTGAGTTTTGCCGTCTTTTCTAAATGCTACCAAGCATCTGTTTCTATTTTCACCTGGATTTACGTAGCTTACGTGCACCCAGTCAGGATTTTTGTGGTCACCAAATTCCCAAATCATCTGATCAAACTGTAAATTATCTTTTATAAAGTTAAACATTTCAGCGTTTGTTTTGTGGCCATATACGTCATCAATGTCCATAGCTTGACCGTTACAATGTTGTGACTTGTTGCTACCACCGATAGCTTTGTTTAATTCTGGTCCACGATAAAATGAATTTATCCTGATAGGACCACCAACCCACTCTCTAAGTGGTTCAAACACTTTTACAGCTAACATCTTCATATTATTAAGATGTTCTTCAGTAGGTTTGTTTTCTAAGCCAAGTCGTGTAGCGGTTATGCTATACTTACCCTCGCGCATACTAACGTGTTTACTAATCATTTAGTTATCTTTTATATACTTTGTTTTCTAAATTATCTACCTTGTTCTCTAATTTTTCTATTTCTTTTTCTAAATAATCTACTTTTTGTTTTAGTAGTAAACCATCAGATGTTTCTTTTACTTCATAAGCAGGTAGCTCTTTAGCTAGTTCTATCTCTTGCTTAAGGTTGTTATAACCCATAGTACCGGAGATAATAAAGCCTATGACGATCGCAATACTTTTTACGTCGACTTTGAAGTCAGGCTTTTTATCGCCATCTATATCTATACCAATTGTTTTATCGCCTAGTTCTTCGATTTGTTTCATTATGAAAGAGATTTAGTTGTTGTGTTTTGTGCTGCCATACTTTATAATTACTTGCTATTAGAATAAATTAACTCCGCCTTTCTTCTTTTTGTCTTTTTTTCTACGTCCACCTTCTATACCTACATCCCACGTACTCCAGCCAAGAGCAAGTGCTATTCTTTGCCAAGCTTGGTTTTCTTTGTTAGTAGCTTCGCGCATATTGTCTGTTATTCTTAACGCTCTGTCAACTGGTAAGTTGATGGCAGCTGATGTTACATTAGCCACAGCTTCATACGCTGGGTTATCTATATGAAAACCTCTTGATATCATTTCATCACTGTTAAATTTAACTGCCTGTGTAGCGCTATATACTTTTCTAGTTTTACTACCAAGCGCTGGTGACAAGTTAACCGCTTCTAGTACTGTGTATGCGTGATCAGCTCTATATCCTTTTTTGTTTTGATCTACAAACTCTAGTGCTACGTTCTTTAGCATAGCCGCTACTGCGCCGTAAATACCTGTACCTCTTAATATGGTATCAGCCATGTTGTTTGCTATTCTAGCATATTTTTCTTTTTCTTTATCTTCATCATCATCAAACGCTAAAGCAAATATAGCGCTTTGCAATGAGCTAAATATTAAGTTCTGTAAAGCACCGTAGTATATTATCTTAGATATGTTGGTTTTAGCATCACCTCTTTTGTTAGCTAAATCTAATGCAGCTTTCTTTATTATCCTTGTATATTGCATAGGTGTGTTTTGAAAACTCAGTATCCATCTACCTATTTCACTAGCTTGTTGCTGTGATATTTTATCTGGTCTTGCTGATTGCTGTGCGTCTTCAGAAGTTTCTTGCATGTCACTAAAAGCTTTTGCTTCTGCTTCTTTTAAACTTAAACCTTGTTTTAAATACGTATCAACTCTATTTCTATAGAAACCCGCACCACCCATACATATCGCGAAACTATCACCCATCTGTGTAGGTAAATAACCTTTACCAAGTATATAAGCTATAAGTGACTTAACTTTATTTTTAGAGTTAGCAGCTTCATTTACTATTTCTGCTGCGTTAACATCAGTTTGTAATCCTTGTCTTCTGCTTTTTAAGAAGTCAGAGTTCCATATCATAGCAAAGTCTTTAGCAAACTGTGGAAAGTTACCAACAGCTTTCATATATTTGTAAGGGTTGTTATCACTCCAGTTTACAAAGTTAGCAAACGATATTGTCTGTAACACAGCTGATCTTATATTAAAGAACATTATATTACCAACAGCACCATTAGCCCAGTCTGTAAACTCATTTGCTATTTTACTCATACCTGTAGGTCTATTAGTACCTATTTCCATACGATATAGTGAATCTTCTAACGCTGATCTTATACTAGCACCATATATAGCTTCTATTTTATTTAGATTATCGGGTGTAAATATAGCATCTTTATTTGCTTTCCACTCTTTAAGATACTCTGCTCTTTTAGTTATAGTTGTAATAGATTTTAAATCTAATTCTATAGTTGATGCTAACCAATTAACGTCATCAGGTTGTACGTAACCTTCATCTAGCCTTGTTATAGCTGAAACTTTATCAGCATAAGCTACTAAACTAGGATCAGACTTTACTATATCTAATAAAGATGTTAAATCTCTTTTTGATAAACCAGGTATATCAATATTATTTTGATTCATTAAGTAAACCCTTATGGCTTGATCATATGTAAAGTTACTATATCCCGTTGCTGTAAGTAACATTTTCTTTACAGCTGGCATGTCTTTTATTAGCTGCGAGTACTCAGTAACTATTCTCTGTCTAGCCGCGTTAATATCTTTAGTTGCTTTAGCAAATGGTTTAAATAATGTTTCATTAAAAAACTGAGCGTGTGCTTCACCTAGTTTACCTTTGCCCATAAAGTAATACATTAAGCCTTTAAAATCATCAGCGCCTGGTGGTACAAATAATCTTGACCAGAACTTATCATTTAAAGCACCACGTACTCTAGCAGCAGCATCAGAAAATGTAGCGTTACGATCTATACCTTTAACTTGCTCTAATATTTTGTTAAACTTCTTATCCATGTCTTGTCTGAAGTCTTGTTTAACTTGATATACCTTACCATTAATATCTAAACTATCTAATACCTCACTAACCGCATCTGTGTTTTTAATAGCATCATCAGCAAATAAAAACCTGTTGTAACCTTCGGCAGCTTTATCAACTATAAATTCTGCTTTAGCCTCTGGTCTACCATCTTCTAAACCTATAATATTTTCAAGTTTTATATTTAACCCAACACCTTTTAAGAATTTCTGTATAGCAGGTGCAGCCTCTTGAGGTCTAGCCGTTAATATAAATACATCCTTGTTGCCATACTTTCCTATAAGATCTAAAGCCTTACCAAAGAACGGTCCTTTTTTACCTGCTTTTACCTTGCTAAACTCACTAAAATCAAACTTTGCTCCTGCAGCTTCTAACGCTGCTGATTGAGCTGCAAAGTCTGTAGCATCTATTTTACCTTTCGTGCCGTCAGGAAGCGTGTAAAGTACCTTAGATTTAGTTTTAGCCAACGTGTCATCAAAGTCCAGTATACTTATACCTTTTTCTGGTGGGTTTAAACGATTAGCCATCTCTAAAGCTTTATCGTAATTTTTAAATTTCTTGTTTTGATCAGGCAAGGACATTTTAGCTGGAGCTCTTTGTGCGCTACCAACTCTTAGTTCTTCATTAGCATTTTCAAGAGCAACTCTATCCGCTAAACTTTCAGCTGATAGTTTATCTGCTAACACATCGTACATATTATTCATACGACCTGAATTGATGTAGTACATCTTCTTGTCACCAAGACCCATCGTTTTAGCATCAACCTTCTTTCTGTCTTTAAATTTAGATCTGTCCATATCAAGTGTTGTGATATGTGAGTTTAAACTAGAGTCATAATTATCAGCAATAGTTTCTAATTGATTTTTGTACTCGTAAGGATCTATTGTTTTTTCTCTATTTTTCTTTGCTAAACCATAAGTTTCCTTTAACATGAATACGTTTTCTTTTAAATGCTCGGTGTATTCTTTTAAAAACGCAGCAGGTAGTTTTGCTTTCTTGTCTCCGCTTGCTATAGCTTTAGCATTACGCTTGTTGAACTCATCAGATAATACTTTTGCTTCTTTGTATAATGGATGTGATTCGCTTTTAGGATCTTGCGAAACACCCTCATAAACTTCCATGTGTCTAAAGTTTGCAAACATCCTATGAAAACCACCTGTCGCATTTTGCGTACCTTTATATATTCTTAACACACCAACTCTATCCATAGGGTTTTGGCTAGCATTTAACTCGCCTAACCTTTGATTCATGTATGTAAATAGCTTTTTGTTTGTGGCGTTAGCTTTTTCTATTTCTGGTTTTAAAGCCTGTAGCTGTTCCTTTTTATTAGTATCAGTAGACTTTAATATCTTCCATATTTTCTTGTATAAAGTTCCTGTAGAAACATTAAGTGATTGTTTTATATCTTCTACTTTTATACCTAACTCAGGTTTATTTTTATTATTTTTTATACCTGTTTGTATTGCTTTTAATATTTCTTTAGCATCTTTGTCGGTGTTATTTAAACCTTTATTTGTTTTTACGTCTTTACTTAAGTTGCCTGCATTAAAACCAAAGAAGTTTAGTTGAGCACTATCAGATAGCTTAGCTATGACAGATAGCACATCTGAGTTCATGTTTTTTATAAGAGCTTTTACACCATGAGTAAACTGTGCCCTTGCTTTACCTTTAAACTTTTTATCTACTTTATTTTTACCACCCACGTCTTGTGTGTACAACTCATAGGCTTCTTTGTCATTAGCTTTTAGATACTCCTCTTGTGTTTTAGCCCAACCATCTTTGTCAAGTGGAACAACCTCTGATTGCATATCAGTTAGCCACTGTATAAAATCTGGTCTTTCATTTGCTGGTACATCAGCTATTATATCTTCTAAAAATAATTCGTATGTTAATGGATCTGAGTTAGCAGATAAAAAGAATTCAGTTAACGCTGGTCTACCGTAAGCTTCGTATGTAGGTAAACTTATTTTAAGCTTTGATCTTATGTTTGTAACATTTCTAGCGTCTGTAATTAATTTATCAGCGTTGATATCTATAACCTCTTGTATACCTGTTTCGTTAAGCACGTTAACAATATCAGGTGATGATGTTACTTGCTGTGCCATTTCAAAAGCCATGTAGTTAGATATCTCTTCTACTATTTTATCTTTTCTAACACCAACTCTACTAGCTGGTCCATCAAGAAAATAATTTAAAAACTCACCTTTAACTTGATCCCAAGGTTGCTTTTCAAATAGTTGAGGTTGTGATGTTGCTGTTTTTATAACTCGCTTTCCTGTAGGTTTTACAAATAAATCAGGATTACTTTTATCACCTCTAAATCTCTTGTTTAACGTTTCAACATTAACATCATTAAAGTATGTTTCAAAGTTGTCTGTTAAAAACTTTTTGTAAACTTCTTTTTTCTTTATTGTATTTTTTAAATCCTTTCTTATTGCTTGTCTAAACGTGTCTTGTAAATTAAGCTTAGCTATACGCGGTTTAGTACCAACAGCTAGTTTCTTTAACACATCAGTAACTTGTTGTTTAACAACCGTATTAAGTTTAGCTTGTACTTTAGGATCTATTTTAATTTTATCACTAATACTTGTTGTTGCTTGTTCTGTTATAGTATCTAACGTACCTTGTTGTTTTGCTTTTCTTTCTTGCGTTTCAGTTACTTTTGTTTCTTTTCTTTGTAGTCTTTTTACAGCTGTGCCAAACTTCTGTACTATGTATGAGTTTATATAAGCATCAAAGTCATCGTTCTTTGTTGGGTTAAAAGCTCTAGCATGTAACAACAAGTTGTACATTGTGTCCATAACAATGTCACTTTTCTCTTCAGCTATATCAAATGTAGAAAGATCTGACATTGAATAATCTCTTCTTTGATTTACTACAGCTTCAATTTTAGGCATGTAGTATGGTATAACTTCATCTATAGCTGCCTTGCCTTTTTGCTCGTAAAGTCTATTTACTATTTCTTTTCTTTGTTGGTTTTCAATATCGTAGTTTGCTATTTTCTTTTTATCGTATATTCTTTTTGCTGTTTGTAATGATGGTTCACTTATTAACTTACCTTGTAAAGCATTAGTTGACAACCTACCAAAAGACTTATATAGTTTACCTTCTTCAAAACTTTTGTTGTAATCTTTTAATAAATTAAATACATCTTCAGCTGTGTTAACTTTCATGTTAACATTAAAGTGTTTTCTAAGAAACTGTCTAACTAAGTCTGCAAGCTTTTGAAAAGTTGTTTGATCATATTTAAGTTCATTGTTAGCCATAGCCTCTGATGTTAATGTTAACACCTCTTCATACCTTTCTGCTTCAGTTAACTTACCATCTTTAACAGCGCCTTTATACGCTTGTAGTCTTTCTTTAAACCTACTGTTGTTTATTTCTTTTACGTTTATTTTATTTAAATAAGTTTCTAACTCTTTACCTAGTGTTATAGCTGTCTCGTCATTGTTCTTTAATGTTTCATGTAGCAAGCCATGTAGTAACTCGTGTTGACCAACTGTAAACTGATCACTTTTCATTGCTTCATCTTTGTTAATAACAATTACTTGTTTACCTGTGTCAGCATCTTGTATTATTCTACCCTCACCATCTGAGTCAAAGTTTGTTTTATGCTTAGCGTTGTACTCGTTAAAAAAGTTTACATACTCTTCGTTAGATAAAGACTTAAAGCCTATTTTTAAAAATTTTGCAAATGCTTCTGTTTTAGCTAAATTGTTTTCTAGGTTTTGTGTTTTTCTTAGATAAGCCCCACCTGATATAACATCGCTAGCTGTAGTACTACCATCATATTTCTTTAATATGTTTTTTATTTGATTTTTTATCTCAGTGGCTCTGATGTTACCAGCAACGCTAGTTTGATCTTTTATTTTAGCATGCTGCTTTTCTAGTTTTATTATTTCTTTTCTGTCTTTTACGTTTGTTACGTCTTCACCTATTGCTAAATCATATAACGCTTCTTGTCTTTTGTTATTAACAAGCTCTTCTATTACAGCGTTATTTTTTACTTCTATATTTGCTTTTCTTAGTGCTTCTGGATTTAGTCGATTTACGTTTTCTACAAACTTACGTGCGGAATATGACTCGTTATTTATTTTATATGTACCTGGTTGAGCCATGTTTAAACCTATTGATATAGGTGCTGTAGTTGTTCCTGCTATACCTTCAAAACCTATTTCAGCTACGTCCATTTCCTGATCAGCTGCTAGTCTACCAGCCACTTCACCTAAACTACCGCCCACAGCCTCAACACCAACGCCTGCAGCGGTTGCGCTAACTTTACTACCACCACCTAAACGAATACCTCTAACGGCTTTACCGGCTACACTTCCAGCAAGAGCTTCAAATGCTCCAATAGCTATACCTCTTGCAACGGCTTTTTGTAACAAGCTATCAGCTTTATCTGGATCATCAAGTACAGCTCTTATGTTTTCTAAAGTAAAGTTATCTTCGCCAACTTCTTCTTTTAGTAATTCGCCAAACGTTAATGCGGCTTCCATGCCTGTAGCTAAAGCACCTACACCACCAGCAAATATACCTGTTGGGCCAGCAAATGAACCAGCTGCTGCACCACCAACTGCAAGCCCCCTGACATCATCAGAGTCAACAGCTGAACCTATCATAGTAGCCATTGATGAAACAAATAATTGTGGAATAATAGTTGGACTGTCAGCAACACCTTTTAGAAAACCCCATACACCTTTACCTTGTTCTTCGTATATTTTATTAAAGCTCATCATCTCGTCTGAAGACGGGGCTTGGCTGCTTACGTTATATGCTTCAATAAATTTTTGTATATCTTCATCTGATGCGCCGCCACCAAATAAACCTTTCATTACTTCTATGCTTTCATCTACTGATTTAGCGGCTTGAGCTCCTGACTTTCCAGCTCTGTATAAATCACCTATAAAATCTCCTATAAAAGGTACGTTGTCAACTGCGAATTTTTCTTCTTGTGACTCTGGTTTTGTTGAGCTACCATATTTTGGTTCTTGGTTAAAAATAACATCGGGAACGTAACTTAAAACTTTTTTTCTATAGTTAGGATCCGTGTTAAATGCTTGTTCAAAAACTTCATAGGGCTGATCAATTAAACCTCTTTGAAATAAACTGTTGTATATTTTATCAACCATATCATTATTGTATTGGTACGTTTAGAGGTGGTGGCGTGTTATCGCTTTTTTTCATTACACCTATAACCTCTGCTGTTTTTGTACTTATAAATTGATTGTTAAGCAATGAGGTCATCAAATCTATTCTACCTTGTTCAGTTGTCGCATTACCAACATGACCTCTTATGTCGCCGTCTTTGATGGTAAATACTCCAGATTTATTTACAAAATCAGTTCCACCAACAAACCTGTTAAACGCTATGTCTTTTAGTATATCTACTATTTGCGCATTAGCTTTTAAGTCACCTGTCTCATATATCATTACACTAGTAAGTGTTGACATTACACTTTGTTCTTGTTCTTGTGATATTAATCCAGCCTCAGATAAAGCTTCCACAAAATCACCTGTAAACTGATAGTATTTAATTCCGCCAGATTTACCTTCGCGTATAAATTGTAATCCCGTGCGTGGATCTACTTCTAAGTCAAAAGACTTCACTGTACCAATTTTATCAGGATCTAAAGCATTAAACACCCTTTCTAATACAACTCTTTGCAGATCTGCTTTACTATCATCTCCAGCAATTCCTTCTCGTATTTGATTTTTAACTTCATCAATTACCGTGCTCACTCTATCTTGACTTCTAAACAAATAGCTTTTTGCTTCGTCATATGTGTTTACACTACCTTTAACGTTACCACCTCTTCTAACGATTTCCTGTAGATATCGCTTGTTATATGCAGTTAAGTCCGCTGGAGTTAAATCACTTTTTAAAACTGGCACGTTGTTATCATCTAACACATACTGGGGGTTATTGTTTGCGTCTAAAGTTGTTTCAAAGAATCTAGCATTATTTTCATTTTCTGCTAATTTTAGTACAACATTATCTTGTATTCCTTTAAGGCCAGCTGCAATTCTTTCGGCGGTATTTTTAGGTCCTTTCAATTCTTCTGCATCTTTAATTTTCTGCAAATAATCATCTATCTCTTGTTGTCTTTGATTAGCCTGAATTTTCTTACCAGCCTCAATAAACTGATTACCAATACGCTGTGTAAAGCTTCTTACAAAAGTTTCAACGCCTTGTACAATATCTGGTTGCTCAACACCAGCTTTTAATTTCATACCTTGTTCTTTTCTAACTTCTGGATTAATAAATGATTCCCAATTTTCTGTAAATTCACCGGCATTTTCAACTACACTTTCAAACAGTTTTCTATACGCATCATCATTTTGTATCCTTAAAGTGTCTGTCAAACCAGTTTCAGTTTGAAACTCAGTTGGTATTGTTATCTGAAAGTCTAACAAGTCTTGTATGTCAGAGTAGTTTAAATCATTGTCAATGCTTCCTAATATTTTTGTAAGTAAAGCACTTGCTTCAGCTGTGTTTGTTGATGCTGTTGTTGCTACTTGAGCAAGATCATTTGAGTACGTTGAATACAAACCTTCTCTAGGTTGATCGTATGGTCTTAGATCGTTTAGTTCAACATCACCTATACCATCAATTTTAACAATTGTTTTACCGTCTTTAAAGTAAACATCTAAAACTTCATCAGCTTGACCAGATTTATAATCACCATTTATTAACTCTGTGTAAGCTGCTCTTAATTTAGTTTCTCTAGCACTTAACTTAGTGTTTGTTTCGTGCGGAAAAAAAGCGTCAGGGTTATTAGCAAACTCTGTTTCAGCCTCTTCTAAAGACTGAATACCAGCTTCCATTTTTGTTAGTTCTTTTAATATTTCAGCATTTCTTTGTCTAGCATTTATAGCTACATCAGAAAAATCAGCTTTTCTATACGATACATCTGCATTGCTTTTGTATTCGTTTTGTAATTCTAATACTTTACTTTGTATTTTTGGTTGAAGAAAAGATAATGTTGTATCAAAAACTTGAGGGGTTAACTCTAAATCTTTTATCTTTTGATCAAACTTTCTTTGATAATATTTATTTAAAGCATCGTAGTTTAGACCTTCGCCTATACTTCTGCCCCAGTCTACCGCTGTTACTGTACCTAAATTACCTACTATTTTTTCTTTAAAAAATGCCATATTATTTTATTTATCCGAATAAGTTACCACCTGCTAAACTACCTACGCCACCTACTAAACTACCTATACCTTGACCTAATGCATTTTGTTTTGCTGCTAGTGCTTCATTTGCACTTTGTAATCTATCAGCTGCATAACCTGTTAGTACAGATGCTTTTTCAGCTCTTAACTGCTGTGCTCCTTGTTCGCCTTGACCAATTGCCATTTGTCTAGACATCTCACCTTCAGCTCTCGCAAATGTATTTCTTGATTCTTGTTCACCTATAGAAGCAGACGCTTGTTGCATCATCTGCGTACTTTGATTAGCCATAGCTTGTGCTAAAGCTGCAACACCGCTACCACCAACACCAGCTCTTGTTTGTGCTAGTATATCAACTAAAGACTGTTGACCTTGTTGTGCTTGAAACTGCGCTTGCTGTTGGTTTACTCTTAAGTTAGCGTATGGATTTCTCATCCTTGCAAAAGGATTATTAACATCAACAGCTGCTAATCCAGCCATTTCTTTGTCAAACTGTTTTTTTGCGTTATCTCTTTGTCTTCTTGCTTTACCCATGCCAGTTAAACCACTGACTATACCGCCTATACCACCGATAACACTAGCTGTACCAGCAGCTCTTACGGCTGGGTCCATATCTGTAAAGTTTTGTGTAAAGGCTTGGCCTCTTGATAAACCTCCAAATTGTTGAAATAATTGTCTTGTCATGCCGGTATCTTGTATTTTACCAGCTCTAACGTCACGTTGATAATCTGCAAATGTTTTTCCTGTTAAACTCATGTTATTATAATTACATTAATTTTTTATTATTTACTACTCTCAGCTATCTCGGAAGATAACTGAAATAATTCAGCTTCAGCTGTACTATTATTTTTCATTACAGCTTCAGCATAATATCCTATTATATCTGCTTGGTTTGCTTTATTATCTTTAGCAAAAAGGTAATAAGTACCACCAGCAGGTGTTACCACATTGTCAGCAACGCTAACTGTTATTTTTTTAGTTGTGGTGTTGACTACAGTTATTGTTCCCAACCTCTTAGCTTCTGTTCCACTCTTAAAGAATATGATATCATCAACTTGAACTAAGTCGTTTAAATCGTGCGTAAATGTTAGTGTTATTAATCTTGCCATATTTTTTTATTAACTTGCGTCATATTGAATTGTTAACGGTGCATCTCCAGCCACCAAGTTACCACCACTAGCGTTATCAAGGTTTACATTTACAGCTATAGTTGCTAGACCACCAGTGTATGCTCCTGTCCAACCGCTAGGATTTGTAGCAGATCCGTTGTTTGAAAATCCATCAAGCGTGTAGCTTATTGTTATATCACTAGTTGTTTTTCCAGTAAAGAAAGAAGATAAAGGTACAAACGTAACTGTACCTGTATAATTTGTTCCATCTGATGTGCCTATGTTTATAGTAGTTGGTATAGTGCCTCTACTTGTAGTCGTTGCTATGTTACTTATTCCAAACAAGTTAACATATAAACTAGAAACGCCACTACCTCTAGTTATTAAATTATCTGGATTAAAGTTAAGTAAGTTAAAACTACCACCAGAATTTGAAGTAGCATCACCATACTTCTTTATTACTAGCATACCAAACACAGTTAACTTTGTAGCAGAACCACCACTACCAGTTGCTAAAGTTGCTGTTAAGTTAGTTATATCAATGTCAAAGTTATCATCATCACCAGATCCACCATTACCAGTGTGTGTAAAGTCCGCTGCCTCAGGTTGTCTAATTAACGTATCATCTGAACCACCACCTGGATCAAACACAAATTTAAAAGGTATAAACCTACTGAAGAAATTACTAGATCCTGATATTTCACTTTCAGTTTGTGCTTGCGTAGTAATAAATTGAGCAGCTATGGCTGAGTCACCTGTAAAAGCTGTAACTGTTGCATTGTTAATAAAATCTCTATCAACATCTTCAGTCACAGTAAAGTTTGATGTGCCTACTGCAGATCCAGTACCACCGTAACTAGTACTAGAAACTTGTAACTTTAATTTAGAAAGCGCATGTTGATTAACCTGTACGTGTACACCTGATGAAACTTCTGTAAAACCACTTTTTAACATCGTGCTATTAACAAAAAATCCCATGTTTTCTAATTGAGTTTGGTTTGTTCTATCAGGCATTTCTAAGCTTACTAATAAAAAGTTTTGTTCTGTAGGTATTTGTAGCGTATCCTGTGCTATGTCACTAGCACTACCATTTAGTTTAAATCCTAAAGTACTACCAGGTGATAGTCTTGTTAAACCAAATAAAGCACCGGCATCACCACTTACTTTAAAATATCTTATGTCGTTAGCTCCAATGTAACCTACCTTTGAATCATCCGGTACAAATGTGCCATCATCTAGTTTTCTACCTAACACTATTGATCTTATTTTAGGTGAAGATGGTCCTTGTTTTGATAGTCCCGTAGCTACTTGTATGATTATATCATCACCTGTTATAGTGGTTTCACTACCAAATGTATACTCAACTTTAACTTTCATACTTATAACTTCGTTATCAGCGTTTGTTATTTTATCTGATATAGTTAAAGTATATTTACCACTATTATCATTTTTTATGTTAACTTGAAGTAAATCAAAAGCTGTAGGTTCAAAGTATGTGCCGCCTTTATAACCACCAAATATAGGCAGTTCTCCAGGTATTGCTGGTACTGTATTTAAAGTGAATTCACTTACAACAACTTGTTTGTTACCCACGTAGTCTGTAGCGCTATAACTTTGCGTTGTATTTATAGTATCTGTACTTGTAACAAAAAGTGGTGATGCTTGTATTATGTAGTTACCAGCCACTGAGTTCTTTGTGCCTGTAGCGGTAGATGTTATTGTTATTGTTTCTGTATGTCCGTCAGTACCAATTGTTCCACCTGCTGTTAATGTAAACGTAACAACACCCGTTGTTGAATTATATGATGCTGTTGCGTTACCGCTTATAGTAAGTGATGATGGTAAATCAAATCCTGATAAAGCATCTAAATCTACTTGTAGTGTTACAGTGCTTATATTTGCTGATGCTGTAAATGCTTTAGTAAACGTGTCGTTAGTGCTATTAGCAGAATAACCTGATGGTGTTCCATTTATTTCAAGATTATTATTTGTTAAACCAGCTATTGTTATTGATACATCAGCTTGTGTTTGGCTACCAACGTTACCACCATCTGCATCACCTTCAGCTGCTGCTGCTACACCCAAGCCTTGTACTGAAAATTCTGACGCATCTAGGTTAGCATCAGTTAATGAGTCGCCACGTAGGTGATTATAAAACTTATTTTCTTTACCAATAAACTCTTGTATGCTACCTGATTGTAGATCAGTTGTTATGTTATCTAAATACCAACCTGCTTGTCTTTCTTGAGCGCTTAATGAATTAAATTCACTTGTAGTGTCTGGTGCAAGCTCAATCAACCTTGCTAACGTTAAGTTATCAGCGGCAGTATATTCAACACTATCAATAGTACCTAAATATCTAAACCTCTTCTGTTGCGACCCTTCATATGCTAATGTTTTAAAGCTCTTTACTGTGTCACTCATTTCGTTAAACAAAACGTTTATACTTGACTCAACAGCGCTAGCTCCATAAAATGTATTTCTAGTTTCGTTGTCATGAGAGTATAACAAACCATTTTTAAACGTATAGTATGTGTCATTAATGCTTAAACCTGATTCTGGTATGTATGATTTAAAACTTGTCCAACCACCACCTTCGCCTGATGATTCTGAAAATGCTACAGTCTCTGATGTATCTTTATTTAATGTTAAGATATATTCTGATTTATCTTCACTGTAACTACCTATTAGTTTTGTAGAGGTTTTTAAGTTGTCACCAAAATAATCTGACATACCTTTACCACTTATATCAGTTAAACCATCTCTTGATAACCTTAGTACAACACCTCTAGCTTTGTCTGTAAAATAAGATCTGTAAGCATAAGAAACAAATGATTCAGGGTTTTTACTTATACCATACTCACCAGTGTAAGGCACTGCTTGACCTAATACGTTTGTACTTGCTATGAGCTGTGGATTACCATCAGCATTAAATATAGCATCCTTATTAGCAACTATGTTTATTATTTTATCTTCATTGCAAGATATTAAGTTACTGTCTCTTGCTTCTAACTTTTGTATTGATCCATATTCTGGATTTAAGTCTTTTGTTATTTTATCTGCTATTAAAAATTGATTAGTTTCGTTTATACCGTTCTTATTAACATATATACCTGAATATATTAAGCTTGCTTTCTTGTGTTCTTCAACAACTTCTCTTTCAAGTACTGTAGAAACTTTTGGACCTTTGTCAATAAACACCTGATTAAAATCATCTCTTATTCTATTTGATTCAATACCGTTGCCAAATGTAAAGCAATTAAACCATGACAAGATATCACTACCGACGTGACCACCATTTGCTACGTTAATAACTGTTTTACCACCAGCGTTTTCTGTGGCTGATGATATTCCTACTGTTACTATGTCTGTTTCAAAGCCGTTAGTATCAACAAATGTTTTTGTTTCGTTGTTTGTTATACCAGTTACTATACGATCAAGTGCTATTTTTCTATCTGCCATGTCAACACTTACCACCTCAGCATCAGTTCCTTTTAATGTACTACCTATTTTAACAATACCTATTGCATCAGATATTTCGTGGTACAAATCTAAATCAGCTAGCTCTGCGGGCTCTGTTTCAAAAACGGCAGGTGATGGAACTTGCACTTCACTACCAGTTATTGGCTGCTCTTCTTTAGTTAGTATATATATTCTTGTTGCTGCTGAGCCACTAACAAATAAGGGTTCTTCTTGGTAAGGTTCTTCTTCTGTATCAATTAATTTTATTTTCCATATTCTAGTAAAATAATTTTCTAAAGTTCCTATACTATCTTTATTCCAAAAATCTTTAAAATCACCATTAATAGGATCAAACACTATTTCGTATATCCCGCTTGTTACGCCAGCCTCATTAGCAAATTGTATTTTAGTTCCAGTTACTAAACTTTTAAAACCCTGGTAATTTTCTGGTAAATTGTTTATGTAGTTTTGTATAGCTATTGGAACGTCATTATCTGCAGATGGAAAATTAGCTCCTAAGTTGTAAAATGTTAAACCAAAATATGCGCTATTAGTTGTAGGGTGTGTATGCTTTTTACTGCTTGATAAGTTTATAGGGTGAGTAGTTATATCATAAGGCTTGTTAGAAGTAAATGTTTCTCTATCATTATTACGGCTTAACTGCCACGTTATTGTTGGCGTACCACCAGATACATACGCTGTTTGATTTTCTGCAATAGCTAATGATTCTGTTTCTGGTAATGTTTTCAGAACTTTGTAATCAAGTTCTGTTGCTTGTGGTATTTTTATATTTTCTACTATCTCTTTACTGTCTTCAACTTTAGCAAAAAACTTACCACTAAGCTCTGCGCCTCTTCTATTTTGCAGCTCAAATAATTCTAATGTTGGTGTTGTAACGGTTACAAGAAAATTATCAGCTTCAACTATAGCTGTGTCTAATGTTAATATATACCTGTTACCTGTAAGCATTTTGTAACCAACAACAGTATAAAACTTTGATACTTTTTTGTCACTACCTGTACCATCTGTAAACCTAACAACTCTTCTTGTACTTACGTTAAGCCTGTCATTTAATGTCGTGAAGTCTTTTGAACCACCACTAAATTCAAATGTTGATAAACCTACTGTACATGGTCCTGATGTGTCAACATCTTCACTATGTATTTGTACTCTTTCAAACTCAACAAACTTTGGTGGCTCTAGTGCTATATCCAGTACTTTTAGTTTTACGTTATTTTCAATAACCTCTTCAAGCTGATGTTTCTTTTTTAACTCTATAAAATCTCCTGCTTTAACCTTGTTAACTTCTGCTGAAGGAAAACTTAACCATATGTTACCATCTTCAGCTGTATAAAAATTACTTAACACTAGGTTATAATACTCACTAGCACCTTCTTTTAAAAACCATTTATAATGTGTTGCCCAGTCAGGCGCAGGACTTTCTATATTACCAACAAGCTTATTTTTAAGTGCTGAGTTTTTCTTTTCAATAAACGTTGAAGCGTCTTTATCTGTAAATACAGGTGATTGTCTTCCGTATTTATCTTGATAAACAACACCAAGCTGATAATTTCTTTGTGACTTTACAGATGGTATACCTCTATTTTTTTTATCGTATTGTATTGTAATAGTTCCAGCTGTAGGTTGTGCATCAGTAAAAAATAAAAAGGTTTCGTTTGCTTGTTTGTTTATTAGTCTAGGGTATTGGTCAAATGGTAATTCATTACCACTTGCATCTAGGACAGTTACATCTTGACCTTGTATTGGAAACTCAGAAAATTTACTTGGTGATAAAGTTAATTTACGATTACCAACAACGTATGTAAAATCTTCTGACTCAATAATGTTTGTTGATGCTTGGTCAACAATTATTGTAGGATCTTCTGTATCATACCCTTCTTTATAGTTACCATACACAATTCTATTACCTATAAGCTCTTGAGCTTTTGCTTTTTTAGGTACAGTATCAAATGGTCTTGTTAATTGATTTGATTCAACTAATGACTTTAAAATTTCTCTATTTAATGTGTATGTGTTCTCGTTATTTTTTAAAGTCGTAACTATTCTTACATTATTACTGTTAGACTCTTTATATAAAATATCTACGGATTTAACACCTTTTGGAAAAGCACTATCAACTATATCAGGTAAAGTTATTTCTAACTCTCTTAATCTATTTTCCATACCTAAGTTTGTTCCTGTGTTAGGTCTATAATCATATAAACCTGGCACGAAAGCCACATCTGAAAATGGTGAAAAACAAGAGTATTCACCATCGTTATATTTATACCTGTATGCAAATCTAGGAAATTTAAGCTTGTACAAAGCATCATCTTCTTCTAAGAAACACGTATACGCTTCACTGCCTGCTGATATCCTATCATCAATAGATATTATTCTTATTGTAACATTTACTTGACCTGCAAAAGGCCTTATATCTGTTACGGTTGCCCTTATAATTAAATCAACTTTTCTGTTGTTAATAATTTCAACTCTTTTAATTCTTATTATACTACCTCTTGTCCATGCTGTAGGAAATATTTGAACTGATATATCTTTTGTATCACCACCTTTAAGTACAACTGAGCTTAAGCTAAAGTCTTCAGTAATATCAAGTGGATTTGTTTCTATACCTATTTTACCTGATTGAAACGTAGCTGATTTATTAAGTGTTGGTGCTTTTAGTGGTGATTGTTTTATAACTGTTATATGCTCTTCTTTAAAAGCTACACCTTCAAATGTAGTATGTGTATTAAAATCTGTTGAAACAAAGCCTCCATTTTCTGTAACATTTATTTTTTTTGGTTCGTACTGATCATCTGTCCAAAATAATAAACCATCAATTATATTAATGCCTGTTATCAAATAACTTGAGCTAAACTTTAAGATGCTATTTTTATCAACTAACACTGGAGCTACAGTGTCTTTTACTGTATCATATACAGCTATAGCACTAACGCTTTTATCTGATGTAGCTATAAACCAATAAATTTTATTATTTTCTGTATCTGCGATGCTACCGATACACTCTGGATTTGTAAGATTACTTATGTAGTCTGATGACCACGCAACACCATCTTTTTTTATTTTTCTTTCTTGATTACCTAATATGTTTTGTACAGAACCAGCATTGGAACCTTCTGATGTTACTATTTCTACGTTTTGCGCGTCTCTATAATAACCTTGCGGTACAAGTCTCTCATCGAGATCCTTGTTCATAGCACCTCCAACAAAATTCTTTTTTATCTCCATACTAATTAATGTTTAATCTGTTTCGATTTGTTTCTCATTATCTGAGCTAACTCCTCGGACTTAAGGTTTGATAACCTTATTTTAGCATTTCTTAATGATGCGTATCTTTCTTGTTTGTATCTTCTTACCACATACTCTGGTATGTTTACTCTTGATGATAATACAGCGTGAGCAATATGTTTGTATAAAGCTTCTTCAGCAAACTTATGTACTCTCATCTCGTCATCAGTACCTAAAGTATCTGATATATATTTTATTATTACAGTTTTACCTGACAAGCCAGCTGAAAAATGTATTCGACCTTGATTTAAATCTATGTAATAAGATCCGTTATCTTGAGCGTGCTCTGGTGTTAAACCATATCTTCTACCTTCTTGAAACTTCCACTCAATATCAGTGCTATCGTCTTGATTTACATTTGATTCACTTGTTCCTGCTTGACCGTTTTTAAATTTATCCCAAGTATCAGATGGTTGTTGTTCTAATAGTGTACCGTCATTATCAAAAACGTAATCAAAGTTAGCATCTTGCAATAATGATTTAGGGTTTGATGAATATCTAACTGGATATAATTTTAATTCTATACCTTGACCATCCGTATGAACTATGCTAGTATAATTAACATAGTCATGTGGTAAAGGTATTATTAGTGAAGGTGGTACTTCTATTTCTTGTGATTTATGTGATTGTAACGTGTCATAACTAAACTCTGCTAAACCTCTTTTAGCATGAAAGCTAACATCTGTTCTACTAACTTTGCTTATTAATTTACCTTCACCAACATAAGCTATCATAAAGTTATTTACAATATCTGTTAGTGCTACGTGTTGATACGTACCAAAATCTTCTGTGGTTTCTACTTGTCTAACTACAATATTAACACCAGCTGTTGGTGCTGTATCTAATGTTAAGTTAGGACTTGAATATGCGTAATCATCAACATCAAGCTCAGCACCATCTACAAAAACTCTTATGTCTGCTTTAGCTGCTGGTACTGTAGGAAAGAAAGTGTTTAACAGCTCATACGCCTGTGCGGCATCTGCTACAGCTTCAAAGGTTTGACTTTGCTGATAATACTCTTCTTGTGTTTTATTAAATAAGCCTGCCATTTATTATAATTTTTCGTTTTGTAAATTTTCAATATCTTCTTTATCAGATGCTTGGTATACATCAGCCGCTTCCATAGATATACCTGCTAGTTCTAATATTTTATTAACTAAGTTTCTTTGTTCTGACCCGTGTAATTCAAAGTTTGTAGAACTACTAGGATCATATAGTGGCTCATTATTAACCATAACAAAACCCCATTTAACAGTTGCTGGATTTTTTATATAAGTTATTTTAGCTCCTGACGTTTTTGTTTCCCAAAAAGGTGTGGTTGTTTTACTACCATATACAACTAAACCATCTGAGTTTTTTACATAAATAGGTTGGTTGTTTGTAGGTAAAGTCAGATTGCTAGCTAGTATGTATTTAAGATCTTTTAACGATATGTTACTAGCTTCTTTATCGTTAAACAGTACTGAATTTATTTTGTATAAGTCTGATGGTAAGTTATAGTGATCTGAATCATATGATAAAGCTGTATCATACTTTTCAAATAAACTTATTTTTTCTTCGATGCTATCGATTGTATCGGCAAATCTAGTATCATTACCAGGTCTTCTCATGAACTGATTAAGGTCATAGAAATACTGCTCGAATATATCTGCTTGTGCAGCATTAGCAAATACATTATACTCTTGAGGCGTTACATAACCTCTTTGTTCTTTGTTTGATATTGCTAAAACCCTTTGATAAATTGTGTTTACGTTAATTGCCATAAATTTCTTTTTATATAGTGTAGTCACCCAATAGAGTGACTACTCTATAAAGTGATTAATTATTTTAATCTTTTTTCTAAATTGCCATAAGCTTCTAAGCCTTCGTCAGTTTTAAACCATGCAGCTAAAGCAGAATATGGATGCTCATCAAAAGGAACATTCATGACTTTTCTACCTGTGTTAGCCCATGTAAAACTTCTATTGTCGGATGATAGGTTTAGTAAACCTAATTCAACGCATTTAATTCCAAAGTTTCTAAGCGTAACATTTTCATCATTAGCTAGTTCTAAAAATAATGAAGGGTTGTTTTTAGCTAACAACACAACATCTCTTTTTATTTCTTTTGATGTCATATTACTTACTGAACTACCTCGCTCTACTCTTAGTATAGCTTCTGCTCTATCAACATCTAAACTCATTGCAGAGTTCAATGCTTCTATTTCTGTTTCAATAGTAACCATATCTTCTTCAGCTTCTTGAACAGCATTAAACTCTTTGAATAATCTGTCTCTCTGTGGATGATATAGTGATAAAAGCTTTTGTAATGTTTGTTTTTCTTTTGGAACGTTTAAAACGCCATCTTCAAAAGTTATGTGACCTAATCTAGCATCACCTTTAAATTCATCTACAAAAGGTGTTTTTTGATTAAGCGTATATTTTAATTCTCTTTCGTATCCTTTTTCTTCATCAAAGTAATATATACCTCTTGATCTAATTGTATACGACAAAGGTGTCAAACCTTCTCTTAAATAATATACTCTGTCTTTTATTTCCCAAGAATTTTTTTTCTTAGGTTGTTCTTTTGCAACAACTACAGGTTCTTCTATAGCTACCGCTTTTTTTGTTTGTTTTTTTGCCATGATATAATAAAATTAAATATTAAAAAAAAATAAAGGGCTAGGTGCCGAAGCACCTAACTCTTTAAAATAATGTATTAGTTAAGTAACATGAAGTTATTAGCTCCTTGTACTACTAAACATCTCTCAGATAGGAAGTTGATTTCCATAGCATCAAGATCAGATGTGATGTTTCCACCTACTGAACCTGTTACCCATGTCTTCATTCTTCTATCATCTACTTGAGATGCTCTATATCTAACATGTAAGAATGGTCGTCTCATACTTTGTCCAACTACTTCATCATAAACTGTTGAAGTACCAGCTGGGATTAATACCCCTCTGACGTCGTTGAAAGCTGCTTGACCTCTTAATGTTACTTCATTTAAGTATCTCCAATCTGTTTTGTAGAAGTCATAAGATGCTCTTCTAAATCCAGAGAAACCTAAATTTAACGCCATATCTTCAGAGTTACTGAATACACCGTAAGATGTACCACCAGACCCGTAAGAATTTTGCGCTGCTAACATATCATCAATTGCTAATGATACTGTTCTGTTACAGTAAAGCATGTACTCTTCAATAGCACCTTGCTCATCAAACTTTTTAAGTATCTCGTCAAAAGATCCTAAATCATCTACTGCTGTAGTTCCACCGATACCCGAAGTCGTGTGACCTCTAGCTTCGATAGCTGAGAATAAACCTTCAGTACCAACACTGTCGCCAGCTGTTCCTAAAGTTTCATCAAGAATAGATCCACCAGAATTATCTGCTTTCTCTGCTTCAACTAAAGCCATTTCTAAGTAATCAGCAAATCTTAATCTAGTTTCTGCTTCTGCTTTTAGATACCATAAGTAACCTGAAGTTCCGTCTTCTGCACTTACTTCAACCCAACCGATTCTTGAAGTATCAGATCCTGAGATCTCATAGTGATCTTTTAAGATGATTGGTTTGTTGTTAAATGATTTGAAGCTAGGATTAACTGGGTTATTCTTAGCATCGTTGCCCATACCTCTACTTGCCTTAGCAAACTCAGATCCATAAACGAATACTCTACCGTTTGTTCCATTTAATGAAAAACCAGATACATTACTTATACCTGCTACATTGTAAGGTAAAACTGTAATAGTAGTAGCCGCTGTGTCTGAAACATAACCTCTAAATACAGTTGGAGTCGCACCACCATCAGAGACTAGAACTGTTTGTCCTATTCTAACTGCGTGATTTGCGTTTACATCCGTTGTTCCTACGGAACCTGTTATTGTAATAGTGTTAGTTGAAATACTTGCGATTTTGTAAGATAGATGTAATCTACCTTGTTCTGTCCATATTACTTGATCTGAACTCATTGCTTCTTCTGCTCCAATAGCTGATAAGAAACCAGAGATATTTCTTTTACCGTAAACCTCTGCTTCTTGTTCTATCAAATCAGGTAGATACTGCTGTGCCCAACCTGCATTTCCGTTACCGTCAATGTCTGAAGAAGTAAAATCCAAATAATTAGTAGATATAGCACTTTTAATTGGTGAAGGAACTGCGTTTAAAGACGCACCCGCACCTGGAGTAATTGCTGCCATAATTTTTAAATTTTAATTGTTATTTTTTAAGTTTAAATTTAAAAGCATTAGAATCATCACCGCTTAACACTTTAACTTTCACACCACCAGCTTGTACTTCACCAAGACCTTGTCTAGGTTCTGTTGTTATGTTTTTAGCTTTTGCTATACTATCTTTGATAGCATCCGCCTTACCTTGCTGGTAAAAATGATTAGCTACAGCGTCAGCATTCATTGCTGTAAACAAAGATTTATGATAACCTTGTGGATCAGTTAATTGGTTTCTTTTGTCCGTAAACTTGGAAACAAAGTTATTGATATCACTTTGGTTTTCTTTTACTTGCGTTGCATCCTTAACATTAAATCTAAAACGTTTATCACCGATGTTATATTCAAAACCTTTGAATTTATCCGTGAATAACTGATTTGTTTTAGATGTAAACGCATCTCTTTGTTGTTGAGCAATTTTATTAGTTTCTGTCTGCTCTTTGTTGTATCTACTAAAGAAATCAACAGCCTTTTGTTGATCAGGTGTTAACTTAACACCAGCTTTAATCTCTTTGTAGTATTTAGACTTTTGCCCGTCTAAGTTGGCTCTAGCGTTGGCAACCTGCTCTTTAAACGCTAATTTCTTTCGCTTTATATCTCTTGGATCATCAACATCTTCGTCGTATGTAAATGAGTCTTCTATTAAAAACTCAATTTCATCAGCATCAAGATGTGATTTAGTTTGTTTATAGTATTCTCTTAATAAATCTTTATTATCAAGTTTACTATAATCTTGATTTAATCTAACATAATCCTCAAGATCACCACCAGTTTCATCCATAAACTGCATTAGCTTTTGAATGTTTTCTGGTAATTCTTCACCAGTTTCTTTTGCTTCCTCAACCGCCTCTTTAACTGCTTCTTGTACTTCTTCTACCTTCTCCTCAACCTTTTCATCAGTTATCTCTTCTACAACTGGTTGCTCCGTTTCTTCAACAGCCTCTTCTTCCTTTGTTTCTTCAACAACTTCCTCTACAACAGGTTGCTCCTCTTGTACTTCCTCTTTGGGCTGTTCTTCTACCTGCTCTTCTGCCGCAGGCTCTTCTTTAGCAAGATTAACTTTTAAAGTTTCTTCTTGCTGGTTGTATTTTTTAAGACGAGGTTTTTTTACTTTGCCATCACCCATAGGTGATTCAGCATTGTTCTCGTCAATTTTTACTTTATCCGCCATAATATAATATTATATAATTAATTAAACATATGTACTCTCGTACAATTTCTTATTTACACTCGTATGCTATTACTTTTCCGCTATTTAAAGTAAATGAAGTCCACTTACCATATAGTATTGTACCAACTGGAAAAGTATCACCAGTTGCTACTGCTGTACCAGCGTCAGTTCCCTCTGTGTTTATATAAACACTAACATCCGCTGCTTCTCCATCACTATCATCATCTATCTTTTCAGATATTAAAGCGGTAAATGTAGTAGCTGCAATACATTCAATAGCACAAAAGTAAGTTCCTCTACCAGGTGTTTCAGCGCCTGTATCATCAATCCATCTTGATGCTACAATGCTACCAGTCCAATCATTAGTTACTATTGCCATTTGTTTTTATTTATTTGTTAAACATTATCTAGGTCCAAACGAACTTAGATCTATTCCTTCGCCTAATATATCATTACCTGAAGACTCAAACTTTTTAGGTCCTGAACCTTCTTTTCTTTGTGATATTAATTCAGACTGTTGACTAGCTTGTATTCTAGTTCTTTCATCTTTACGATCTTCTTTAAAAGTTTCTCTAGTCTTTAACGCTTCAACTTCTAAATTTTTAAGTTGCGCTGATATCTGAGCTTCAGCTTGCATTAACTGAAACTTAAGCTGTGCTTCAGTTTGTAGCTTTTGTAATTCAACTTGACCTCTTACTTGTTCAAGCTGAGCTTTACTTTGTAAGGATACTTGTTCTTTTTGTAACTCAGCTGCTGCCGCTTGTTCTGCAGCTTGTGCGTTTGCTTGAGCTTGCACTTGTATATTTCTTTCTGCTGTAGCCTGATCACGCTGTGCTTTCTTTTGTCTTCTTATTTTTAAAACTTGATTTGCTAGTTTTAAGTTTTTAATCTGCCTAACATCAATAGCATCTTCAAGCTCTATACTGTTAGACTGTAAAGCCATTTGTATATTATTTTCTAACAATTGTTTTTCTTCTTCATCTGGCGCTAGCTCAATAAATATACCAAAGTCATATAAGTACAACTCATTAAGCTCACTTAATGTAGCTACATTATGAGCACCAACAGCTTGTATGAAAGCATCTCTTGTTGGCGAGTACTCTAATAAATCAGATATTCTTAATGATAATGATTGCGCTAACTCAGTTGTTAAGAATAAACCAGACTGTAGTATATGTCTTGTAGCTGTATTACTATTTGCCGCTGCCATCTTTTGTATACCAACTAAAGCGTTTTTATCAGGTGTGCTACCATCTCTTGCTTCGTTTAGTCCAGTTACATCTCTTATCATTTGTAGATAATAGTTATAAGTTGTAATTAAACTCTGCATTTTATTACCACCACTACCGCTAGCTATTTCTTGTATAGGTACTTTGCCTGGATTCATGTCACCTTCCTGAGTGAGTGATCTACCAATGATACTACCAGTTTGGAAAAACATGTTTAAAGCTTCTTGTGGATTATAATTTGTACCGTTACCTAGATCAACCTCAGCTAAACCATCAGCATCTAAATAAACACCATCAGGTACCATGCGTGACATAACCTGTTGTATTTTTAAATGTGTTAACTGTATCATGTCAGCAAAACCTGTTATACGTCTTACTAAAGATTCTATTCTACCTTTGTACATACGTGGAGCTACCATGTTATAATTCATTTTAACTCTAGTGTAATCACTTTTAGAACGTATTTGATTTTCAGCTAATTTCCACTTTAACAAGTTTTTAGTACCCACTATTAAAGCTCCTTCGTATAATACCTCTATAGCTTTTGAAACTCTCTCAAAATTACCATCACCAGGCGGATTAAAAGTATCATCTTTTTCAATAGCTTTTTCAGCACCTGATCCTAATGTTTTTACTTTAAATACATTATTAGCATACGTCTTATAATTAAAATATAATACAGTAATAATGTTTTCATCTAAATTATTATCTTCATACTTAGTTCCATACCTTGTTGCTTGGTATGCAGGTTGTGATGGTTGTTGTTGTATCTCTTCAAGATCAGCATCTGTTAAATCTGGAAACTGTTTTTTAAGTTCGTTTATAGATACATTTTTTGCTTCACCAACATAATAAATGTCTTCAAAGAAAGGTGAATCGCTATATGAATAAACTAAATTAGCAGGATCAACATATTTTATTGTTGCGCCTTCTGATGTGTTAAAATCATTTTTAACAGCACCAATGCCTATAACGGTTAAATCTTGATAAACTCTTTTTAATATATTATCATAATGATTACCTTCCATTAGGACTTTCAAAGCCTGTTCTTCTGCTATTTCTATAGATTGTTTATAGTTTAATTGCATGTGTACCTCTAGTTCTTCAGTAGTCTCTGGTAAACTTTCAGGATCGTTTTGGTATATATTAATACCAAACTTATTCATCACATCATTATTAAAATCTTTTGACTGCATATCACCAACAACAGATTCCATATATGCTGTTCTTTGATTTACACCGGCTGGATCTTGTGAGTAAGCTTTTATATCATAAGCTCTTTCAGCAATACCATTTACTACTATATCTACAAACTTAGGTATGATAGGCACTGGCTTCCAGTCTAAATTAAGATATGATAAATCACCATTAATAGATAATTCATCTTTATATTTCTGTATTGATTGTTCGCCTCTAGCATATAATCTAAGTTTATGAAACTCAGCTTGATTAATATTATACCTATTGTTGTTTTTATCTTTTCCAAACCATTCGCTTTCGATGGCTTTAGCTACTTTTAAACCGTATTCAGCACTAGCTTTTTCAGCATCACTAACTACTTGACTAGGAAAATAACCTTTTTTACTCATATCTATTTTATTATTTGTGATGTAAATCCATCATTGTTATATCTTGCAAAGTTTATATTTACTTTCGCTTTATGTGTTTTCGAATTAGGCGTATAAAGGTGTCTATTACAAGCCATAATCGCAAGCCCGCTGCTAATAGTAGCATCAAACCTAGTACGCTTAGTAATATCAAATTTCGCCCAATCATTTAAAGTCCTGTTAAAATACATGTTACCACAACCACCGTTTGACTTTAAACCTACATTTTCTTGTATATATGTTTCAATAGCTGCCGCGTGTGCCTGCTTAATATCTTCACTGGAGTTTGGTATACCACCTATTTCTTTTTCAGTAACAGATAGCTTGTTCCATACTTTATCAGGTCTATTCATTGAATACCCTCTGTAACCTCTTCTTCGTAGATAATACAATAAACGCGGTTTATTATTCTCTGCAAGCATAGGCATGCCATAAAAAACTAATGACATCAAAACATCTTCAAAAAATATCTCAGCGGTTTGAGGTCTTGCCACATATTCTAAAAAAAACTGACTAGGCGGTGCATCTTCCATACTAAACTTAGTTAAACCATGCAAAGCACCATTTGAACCCACACCATCAACTGTTCCTGATATATCGTAACTATCACACCCAAAAGAACCTATGTGTTCATTGCCTGGATACTTTATTCCGTTTCTTTCAATAAACTTATTTTGTAAATTAGTAGGTGGTACCCAGCTAATTCTAAATCTACCTTTGGGATCTGGATAAAACATAACGTTTGTATCTTTGACACCATTGACCCATTGAAAATTACCAATAGATATACCGTTGTTAGCTTCTTCGTTAAAGTCTATTTGCTCGTATATTTTTACTAGATTAAATATACTATTATTAGCTTCGTCTCTAAATGCGTGTTCTTCAGTTCTTGGAAACTGACGGTAAAACTCATTTAAAGCATCTTGATCGTTTTTTAAACCCTCTGCTTCATTTTGCCAGTGATCTATAACGCCAGTATCAATAATGTCATTGTGTGGGCCGTTGACCTCGTTATCTGGTGTATCAAACACAGGTAAGCCATACTCATCCATAAATCCCTCATAGTTCCACTCCATTGGTATAA